TAATTGGTTCTCTTGTTTCTTTCTTTGGCTTTACTTCCAATATCATAGTCTGAGTGGTACCATCAGGCAGTCTGGCTTTTACAATAAAATCTGGAAAATATCTGTGTCGGCGATTGTCTGTCGGACATATATAGGGTATAGCCAGTTCTTCTGATCCCCATTCCAATATTGCTGGGTTCTCATCTAAATACTTCATAACTCTAAGTTCCCACAACGAACGATAAACAATGTTCGTGGGATCACCCTTATATTTGTATGCGTTTTTTGGAGAGAATTTACCTTTGTATGCCATATAAATATATAGAATAACTACAGGGAAAGAATATGCCAGATCCAGCAGATACAGGTACAGGCGAAACAGCATTTTTTGGTCGTCAAAGTGTATATGATTTTACATCCAGAATATTTCCTGACGATTTAGGTCAAGAGGATATGGCACACTATATGATCATAAACATAAATGTGCCAACAAAAACATCTGGCGGCGGTGAATCTAAAGGCAGATTGCCAAACGGTTCTTTCTTAACAGGTGCTGAGGGACTATCAAAAGTCGATAGATTGAGATTTGGTGGCAATGGCCAGTTGAATATTGGTGGCGATGCTGAGATTCCTAATTTTCTTATTGGTGGACCTGGTGGCTTTGGCACTTTATTGCCCGAAGGTACAACATTTGGTGATATTCCTGGATTTAATGTTGCTCAAGATTTTATTGCGCCTCAAAGACGAACAACACGAATAAAAGAATCCATCGCACTCCATATGCCTAACGGCGGTCTAGTATATACCGAAGAAAACAAATACGAAGAAGTGTCTATGACTGCTGTATTGACAGGTGCTATATCCACTGCTGTTGGTTTAATTCCTGGTGCGGCGTCACCATTTAATTCAGCCGTCAGTGCAGCCAAAAGAGGTGCCCAGATTGCTGGTTATCCAATTAATCCTGCCGTCGAAGTTCTATTTGCTGCAAGACCTCAACGTCAGTGGATGTTTGAGGTATTTTTATTACCTCGCTCAGAAAAAGAAGTTCAGTCCGTTAAAAGTATTATTAGAACGCTGCGTTATTATGCTGCTCCAGAAATTACTCTGGGAGGTTTTGCTTTTGTGCCACCAGCAGACTTTGATATTACATTTTTCCAAGCAGGCAAAGAAAATACCAATTTGCCAAGAATAAACACATGTGTTTTAGACCGCATCGATGTGGACTATTCTCCTGAGCAATCATATTCTACGTTTGCAAACGGTCATCCAGTTGCGGTTCGTCTAAGCTTAGGCTTTAGAGAAGTCGAAATTCTACACAAAGAGAGAGTTTTACAGGGTTTCTAATATGGGTAATTTTTTCGACAAGTTTCCTCTTGTAAGATATACAGTAGATAAAAAGCTGTTAAATGAATATAATGCCGTCACAAATGTCCTATTTCGCATAGGCATTATTAAAGATGTAATGGAAAATAACGTCAATGCATACTATTATTATATTGTCCGAGACGGAGACAGACCAGAAATATTAGCAGAACAGATATATGGTAATGCAGAAGCGCACTGGATGATATTATATGCCAATAACATATATGACCCGTATTATGACTGGCCCATGGACGACAGAACATTTCAGAAATATATTATCAAGAAATATGGTTCTTTAGAATGGGCAAAGACCAATTATCATCATTACGAAAAGGTAATTACCCGTGAAAATCCATCTGCTCAGGTAATTACGACAACCAAATTTGAGGTTAATGAAAAGAAATTGACAGATGGTATCATCACAATAATTGATGCTGAAACAGACTATGGTATTGGTGAGATAGCATATATCGGACCGTCGAATGCATCTAACACATTTTCTGGTCAGGTTATTGCATGGAATAATGCAAATGGTCAGATTGTATTGGCCAACACAAATGGTCAGGCAAAACAAACTCAGTTTCTTATTGGCTCATCTTCGGCGGCAAATGGTACAGTATTAAAGGTTGACTTACCAACTGCACCTATGGACGCATATAATACACTAACAGATACCACAGACTTCTCTACATATACAGTGGCAGGTAAAACTGTGTTTGAAATTATTTCGAGAGACAAGGTATCATATTATGATTATGAAGAAAAGCTAAACGAAGATAAAAGATTAATCAAGATAATTCAACCCCAATATTACAATCAAATTCTCAGCGAACTTGATACTCTTACAGGTAGAAAAGTCATTTATAGAAGACCCTGATAAAAAATGGATGAAAAAACAGTAGATCGTTATATTACCTCTTTTGAAGTGGATTTCAGCACATCTACTAGCACACCCCTATTTTTAAATTTATCTCCAAAAGAAATAACAATGACCGAGAGTTTATTAACTCCAGGTCTGCAAACTGCTATTACATTTCAGAGCTATCCACATAATCCAATCGTTAAAAATCTAGATGATTTTAAAACTGCTATTGCCGATATTAAGATATTAAAACCAGTTCTTGCTGAATTTGGTTATCTCAATGAAATGGAAATATCAACCCGCATATACAGAATGGACAATAGAAATCTGATATCAGGCAGAATAGAAGAATTCACACTGCACGGATGCGATGATACGCTATTAAATGACGCCAGAAACTTGGTATCTAAATCATGGAAATGCGTCAGTCCATCTGCGGTCGTTAATGAAATTCTAAGTTCATGTGTCGGTGCCAAAACAAAAGATGTTGAATTTTCAGGTAATGGTCGAGATTATATTGCAGAAAATATTCATCCTTTTCAGGTAATTTCGCAGCAGGCCGACGTTGCTCTGGCTGAAAGTATTGATCCATCATTTGTTCATTATATGACATATGAAAACTTTACACCTGGTGATCCTAGAGGTACACATCATTTTAGGTCACTAAAGAGTTTGACTGCACCGACAAGTGGTGTAGCCAGATATTTTACGCAAGAAATGGGTTCATTGACTGGTTATCTGCATCCTGAAGCAATCCAGTCTTATTCTTTCCCATGTGATTTCGATTATCTATCAGACTTATTGAATGGTACAGACGATGATGGTACTCTCATGTCATCTATTGTCACGATTAATCCGATGTTAAAGCAGCAAAGTCTTTTAGGTAATAAAACTGTAAGCTGCGGCAATGGTAGAGGCAAATATATGACCTCGCTTACCAACTTTAATTCGGCAAAAGATCAGGACTCTTGTAATATTGATGTAGAAAAGCATTTGCTATTGCGTCAAGCCAGAATGAGTCTTCTAGAAGAGGACAAGATTTCTTTGAGACTTACCGTGCCTTGGAACCCTGTATTACATGCAGGTAATATAATCGAGGTTTATTTTCACAGCTACGGAACAGATAAATTCGACAATTTTGGCACAGGTTTATATTTAATTCATAGTATGACACACAATATCAAGAATGGTGGTTATGGCACAACTACGATGGATTGTGTATCACGCTCGGTTGGTGGAGGTATTGTATAGTGGTTTCTTATCCAAATGAAAATAAGATTGTTTATGGTATTGTCGTAGGCGGTAATGATAGTGATCCAGATCCTACTCAGTCTGGTGGTGTTCGCATTTATGTGCCTGGCGAATATGGTAAAGATGTTAATATCAAGCATTTACCATTTTCTCGCACACTCGCGCAGGGTAATCAGCAAGGTGTAACGACATTTAATCCACCGCCAGAGCATGGTGCTGCTGTTATGGCTATGAAGATGGGTGGTCATTCTGGTTCTGGTCATTTGACTATTCTAGGCACTGTACCAAATGATATCAATAAAGATAGCACAACACCAGGAAATAGTAATCCTTGGCCTGCAATTCAAAAAGCTATTTCTGATTTAACAAAAATTCGTATTCCACCTAATGTCGGTTCTGGTGCAGCAGGTTCAAAGCCGCCGCAAGAAAAAGGTCAATATCACAAAAACGAATTAGTCAAGTATTTGCCATCAACTGTTACACTCTGGCCAATGATCGGCATACAGATACCGCAAGTAACAAACGTTGCCACAGCGACACAGGCATTTTCTAGTATTCTTACTGGTGATATGTTGAGTCTATTGCCAGGTATGAACATGACACTCGGTTCTCTACTGACAAATATGCCTGCCGCATTGTTAGACGAACTATATAAAAACTTACCACCAGAAATTGGCGGCGCTTTGACTTCCATGAATGCTCTAATGCAGTCTATGGAAATAGTCGAGAGCGGTGGCTTTAATACTGCAACCAAGATTAATCCTGAAGTCTATTTCAGCAATGCCGCTAATCTATTATCAGATGTAAGAACCATCTATGATATGGTTGGTGCATTTCAGCAATTGCAATATGATACCTCATTATTTGGTCTAGACAGTTTACCACCAACCAGTTTCACATCTACAGGCGGACCATTTGGTAATATTCCTATGCAAATTGATGCTCTTGGTAATATTACCAGTCTTGTTCCTGAAGGCGTACAAAAATTGGCCGATACATTTTCATCTCTCATGTCTAACGGCGCTCAGTTTCCTGGTGTATTTCCTGGTGCTAATATGTTTGGTGGATCAGCAGGAGTATTGAATGAAATGTTCAACAGATTACCTGCAGGAGAATTAACCACTGCCGTAACACAAATGCAAAAGAATGTGGCAGCAGGATTGCCATCTAGAGATAAAGTGAATAAAATGGCAGGTTTTGCTATGACTGGTGTTGCGCTCGGTTTAAGCGCATTAAAAGCAGTGAAAGGATAAATTATGGTAGAGACTAGTGGTACATTTTCGTATAAGAAAAATCAAAAAGAAACACCCAAAGACTGGAAAGGTCCGCCAGATGCCAGAAGCATAAAAGGAGCTGGCACATATCCTAACTATTATTCACACAAGACACGTTCTGGTCATACGTTCACAATGGACGATAGTGATGGTGCCGAAAGTGTAACATTACAACATCGTTCTGGTTCCATGATACAGTTCTTACCTGACGGTGCTGTACAGTTTGTGTCACACAATGGACAATATACATTTGTTTTTGGTGAAAATCGTGTTCAGATTACTGGTGCATATGATGTTACAGTCAAGGGCGATTGCTCATTGAATGTTGATGGTGATTATAATATGACCGTGCAGGGTAATCACAATACCACAGTAAATGGTGATATGAATATTACTGCAAAGAATATGAATACAGTGGTGCGTGGCAATATGGACACATCAGCCAAGAATTCAACACTGAAAGTCGAAGGTTCAACTGAGATAACCACGGAAGGTATTACTAATATTACTTCCGATGGTGGTTTATCCATGTCTTCGTCTTCTGCTCCTGTATCTATTCTTGGTCAGGGTGATGTAGGTATCGGTACGACAGGTAAGCTTTATCTACATGCCGAAGGTCAACTTAATGTCTTAACAGATGATGAATTGAGACTAACATCAAAAGGACAACTATCAGTCAAGTCATCTGGCGGTACTGTGGCCGTTGATGGTAGTCCAGAAGTCCATCTTAACTCTGGAAAGTCTATTGAAGCTGGTAAAATGCAGATTGAAATTCCAAAACCAACCAATCCAAACGCTGGCGGTCCCAAGTAAGGTAGCATAAATAATCATATGATTAATCCAGTATCACGAAAAAACGACTATTCCGATCTAGACCTTGATTTCATGCCACATCCTGTCACAAAGGATGTCATGAAAAAGACAGGCGCCGAAGCTATTAAAAGATCAGTTCGAAATCTTTTATTAACAAACTTCTATGACAGACCTTTTCAGTCTAGTATTGGTTCGAACGCATTAAAACTATTATTTGAAAATGCCACACCTATTACATCAAACTTTCTGAAAAATGCAATTCGTGAGACATTGAGAACATTTGAACCAAGAATTCGTGTAGAAGACTTGGAAGTTAACTTTGATAATGACAATAACGGATACAATGTAAAGCTTTTCTTTACAATATTAAATCGAAATGAACCAGCAGTCATCACCTTATTTTTAGAGCGCATTAGATGAGCACAGCCAACACTTCACTAAGAATAGCAGAACTTGATTTTGATACAATCAAAATAAATCTGAAAAACTATCTTCGCAGTCAATCTGAATTCCAAGACTTTGACTTCGAAGGTTCTGGTATGTCAGTTCTCATTGACTTGCTGGCCTACAATACTCACTATATGGGCTATTACCTCAATATGGTTGGTAACGAGGCATTTATGGACACGGCTCAGTTACGTGAGTCCATGATATCTATTGCTAAGTTGATGAATTATACTCCAAGAAGTAGTCGTGGCGCAGAAACAAAAATCAATGTTACAGTAACGCCTGCACCTGGTTCGGAAGATACTACAGCACAGGCAGTTACACTAGACAAGTTTACCAGACTTCTCGGTGCCGACATTAATGGTATCAATTATCCATTCGTCACTCTTTATTCTAATACAGTTTCAAAAACTAGCGGCACATTTAACTTTGCCAATGTCATGATTAGACAAGGTGAAGTTGTTACTCGCCAGTATGAAATGGATGCACAGAACACTCGCCGCAGATTTAAAATTCCTTCTGCAAATGTGGATACATCAACATTATTGATTTCTGTACAGGAATCAAGAACAAACACATCTACAACCGTATATAATCAATACGATGATATTACATTGGTGCAAGGCAATACAGCAGCATATTTCATCGAAGAAGAT